GTCCTGTGTCTGCTGTGGGATCTATATCATGCGCTTCCTTGAGGGTTTCTTGTGCTTGTGCCTCTAGGGATGCTTGCTTCTTTTGCAATTCTTCAAAGTCCTTGAAACCAAGATTTTCTGCTATTTTTTTCTGCCTGCCTTCATCCGCACCTTTTTCATCAGTTGTGACAGTCTGAACCCTTTTTAAGACATTTGCCTCGTCTTGTATCTTTTGTGCTTCTTCTTTTTTCCTTTTTGCTTCAACCTCATCCAAACTGAACATGCTACGGATTAAGGAGTTAGAGGTGAATCCTGTGAGGAAATCTCCGAAGGATTGCATTGCAGGGAAGATGTCATCTCGAATCATGGGGACCAATTTTCCAACAATCTCTTGCTGGGCAAATCTTTCGAAAGAGTCAAGAAGGTCTGTTGCTTTTCCGGTTGCGAACTGATCGAACCCGAATGCTGCGGCAATCTGTATTCCTACCTTCTTTGCGATGCCTGCTATTCTTTCCATAATAGTCATGGTTTCTCTACCACGTTTTGAGAACTCGTTGAAACTTTGAGTTGCTTGCTCGACTGCGGTTAAGGAATCTTCTTCGATCTTTCCGGTGAACATCTGTCTTGCTTTTACAAAATCTAAACCTGCTGCTTCGGCTAATGCCTCTTGTTCGAGAAGACTCATATCCTCAAAAGATTTTCCAGTGGCATCGAAGGAGTCCTTTATCTTCTTCATTACTGCTTCCGGACCTTGGGCCCTTAGTTCCATCAGTTCCAAACTGTCAAGGAACTGTCCACCCATGATGAAGTTTAAATCTGCAACAGAATCTGCTGCTGAGTCGAAGGTCTTAAACTTGTCTGCCAACTGCACAACGTCACTCATTTCTACACCGAGTTGTCGGGCAGCAGACATCGTTCTTAGAAAGACCTTTTCTGATCTGTTGCCGAAAACTGCGAAAGTGGCCTGAGTGCTGGTGAACTGCTTACTCAAATCTGAGAAGTCCATGCCCATTGTGACGGCAGCTGCATTGAGGTTTTGTATTGATTGTTTCACATCTTCAGTACTTCTTCCAAGACCAATGGTTTGAAACTTTGTTATTTCTGTGAGATCTTGGATGTCCATTCCCAATCTCTTTGCTTCTACTCCGAGTTTTGCAAAGTCACCCATAGTATCTATACCCATGCCACCGACTCCTCGAAGGGATGTGCCGAGTTCAACCATCATGTTTGTCAGCTGCCCTGCGTCTGTGCCTGTTTGATCTAAGGAACTTGCGACATCGATATATTGTTGTGCGAAATCTCTACCGTGTCCTGTTGTTTTTGCAATGCTTGCACCGAGATTATCAAAGAAGAGAATAGCACCTATTACTGCCTCGACTGCTGCTTGAAGGATTCGGGTTACTCCTCCGACTCCTATTTCGACCGCAGCAGCTGCAATGTTTGTTTTTGTGAGTGATTTCCTAAACTCCAGTGTGCCAGACTTCATTTGTTCTAATGCGCTTTTGCCTGATTCGCCATCCCTAATGATGGAACCCAAGAAACCACCGAGTCCCTTGTTTGGTTGCGATTTTAATCTCATGGCTTTTAGGGCACTATTTGTAATACCCTTGACAACCTCTCCGGTTTCGATAGCTGCCTCGTTTGCCTCTTCATCGAGTTTCTTGCTTACGTTTTTTTCCCTATTTTGCTTTATTAACTCTTTGGTGATTTCTTTTCGCGCGTCGTCTTCAATCTCTAGAAATTCTATCTGCTTCTTTACCTGCTCACCTTGCTCCATTTTGATCTTCAGGATCTCTTCTTCTTCTTTAGTCTTGTCGGTTTTGAGTGCCAGATTTTGAATCTCTAGATCCAACTCCTTATCTCGTTCCTCCAATTGTTCTTTTAAAATGTTTAAACTTGCCTGATCCTCTTTTTTATGAAGTTCCTTGATCGCCAGCAAGTCTCGCAAATGATCCTTCTCGACTTGCCTCTGCCTCTCCTTCTCCAATCTTAACTTCTCGGAGAAAACTGAGGCAGATTCGCGTTCGGAACCATCAATGTCAAATCTAGCATCTCCCTGTGGTTGACCAGGTTGAGGTTCTGTGCTTTCGTTTGACTTTTTAAGTTGTTTTGTGAACTCTTTTAATGCAGCTTTAAGTGCATTCAGATCTGCTTCGTTCATCAGTTACCCCCCTATTTGAAAGGCCACTTAATCTTTGTGCTTTTCTCGAAATTACGAACTGCTGATTTTAAGCTTGCTCGATTTCTGTGCGTGATCGGATTATCTAAACCATATCTTTGATATGCTGATAAGTATCTCTTTTCTTTGCCGAGGACTCTTGCAAAGTCTTGAATCTGATTCTTAGTTCCTTTGACGTTTACTGGAATAGCAACACTGTCTCCGAAGACGTACCTCATTGCTACTTTCACCAAACTACCAAATGCCTTGAGGAAACTCTCGTTGAGTTCACCATTGGCAGCAGCATTGAGATCGATTGTCATAGGTTCTTTATTTTCCATACACGAGTCCTCCAACTAATAAATAGTAGAAAAAAGAGAAAGCATCATCATCTTCTTTTTGATGCCTTTTCACTTGCCTCTCTTTCGTCTGCAAACTGTTTAACGAGTCTATCCAGAAACCATCGACGGATTTTGATCGGAAGATTGTATGCTTCCATGAATCCCCACCCACCATGATATTTTAGGTTAAAGAATTCCTCATAAACAGATTGAATATAATCATTGCTCAGGCCAAAAAAACGCGGGAGTGATGGGAACCTCCAAAGTCCCATCATAGTTACACGACTTGCATTGGAATTCGTGATTCAGCTTCATAGTGGGGTTGATCAGTTTATATATTCCCCTGATATATTTCGAATCCATTGCAGGCATTGTATCTACAAACTGAGAAATGGTTGTTGATTCTGTTATACCATTAACACTCCTAATCATCCTCTTTACCATGTCGGTTAAGGAGGAAGGAGGTAGTTTGTGTTTCTCACGATTCTTCTCTGCTTTTTCTAGATCTGTCTCATCTCTCGATGTCAAGAACTTCATCTCCACTTTGTGACCAGACTTTGGCATAGTCAATAGTGGAAACCCACCATCACTTACCTCGATGTCGTCTAAGTGTTCGATAGCATCTTTTGTTGCACCACTGAATTGCTTGCTGTCTTCAAGGTCCACTTCCATCTCTTCTCGTGAGTTGCAGTCTGGGCATGAAAACTTGGCAGAATACTCTGTGCCATATCCTGATATTCTTGCTGCTACAACGAGAGCATTCTTGTCTCCAATAAGGAGGTCGGAAACTTTTATATTCCTATCAACGATGATGCTCTGTAGCAGTCTGTCTATTGCGATTCCCTGCTTCAACAATGCAGGGGAGTTGAGGATGTCCTCCTCTTTTGCAGTCATGTACTTTATTTCCACCATCTCTTGTTTGTATAGAGCATGGTCTTCTGCATAGTATCTTCCACCGGATGGGAGTTCAACAAACTCTGTCGGAACTGCAAAACTTAGCTGATCCCCAGATACAGAAACAGGGGCAGAAGTATCCACTTCCCCCCCGATTTTGTCGAGATTATTTCTTTTTGTCATTTATTACCTACGCTTTCTTAACCTTGTGCTTTGAAGAACTCTCCAGCACCTTCACCGCCAGCAGCATTACTTGTATCGCATTCTGCCCAATCATATCTTATCGTAAGTGTGACATTTGTTAAGTCATCAGACTCATAATTTAATTCACCCCAATCAATATTGGTGATAAATGCATTTTTTAGAGTCCATACTTCTACTTCGTCGGTGCCGTCGTTAGAGAACTGACGAATCTTTACCTGACCGAGAGCATCTACTGCTTTTTTCTTGGTGATAGCATCTGTCATAGTTGCGTTACCAGGAACAATGTATCCACTATCTTGCAATGCTTCTGCCATAAGTCCAGCAGCATTAGGTGAGATAGGATCTACTAGAGTTACGTTAACCGTATCCCATTCGACTCGACCAGGATAATAGAAAGTATGATTAAGGTACTTGTGACTTACTTCACCAACTGTTGCTGATGGTTTCTTTACCTGAGTTACCAACCAAGTGTTCTCTGCACCGATTGCACCCATTGATAAAGTGAACCTATATGCTCTTTTAGGTGATGTTGAGGGGTTTGTCCAAAAATTAGTTGCCATTTGTATTTTTCTCCTTAAAATAAATACTTTCTATTTTATTTTTTAGTCATCAAAAGATGCGCCACTGCGAAGAATAGTAAAATCAATCGCAATATACTCGGCAGTTCTTGTTGGTTTCAACAAAACCTTAGCATACATGATATTTCTATCAACTAAGTCTGCTGTAGTCGTTGAGTCGTCCAAGACAACCTTAAAATCTGTTAGACCGAAGTCGTTCTTGATTTGCTCCAAGAATGGATTTGCCTGACCTGTGAATCGATCCCATGTTGCCTGAACATTTGGAGTGAATAACAAAGTGGAAGCAATTCTTGAAATGCCCTTCTTAACGTGAATCATTAATCGACGAACGTTAATTCTGTCAAGTGCCGAAGGAGTAGTTTGAAGTGTCTTTTGACCGAACACTACAATACCTTCTGCTGGGAACTTAGCAATCGGGTTTACACTTCTCTCATAGAGTTTATCTCTATCTTTTCTTGAGAGTTGCTCACGAACACCGACGACAGGGATACCTGCTGCTCCATCAGTCAACCCACCTCTGGTGAATCCTGCTGGTGCGAACCAAGGTGCTGCTTTCTTGTCCGTTGTTGAGAAAGTGCCTAATGCTGCTACTGAAGGTGGCATCCATACTAAGGAACCTGCTCCAGAAGTGTCTCTCACTTGAACCCAAGGGTGGAATGTACAAGCATAACTCGTATTCAATCCACGATTCTTTAAGTTACTAATGATACTATCCGTAGAACCCTGTCTTGCTGAAGCAGCAGAGATGGATTCGTGGAGTGGTTCATAACCACCTGGTAGGTCGATAACGGCAAGTGCGTCACCTCTTGATTCACATGTAGTGATCAAGTGGTCAGTAATGCTCGTGTTCGTGATACCTGGAATGGATGCGAGGTTCATCTCGACAACTTCCGAATCTGAAACAGTATCGATTGCTCTCTTCATCGAGTAGAAAGCAGAGTTTGTTTGTTCTGTTGCACTACCTAGACCTGAGTTTCTAAAAGGATCTCTTTCTTTAATGTCGAGTCCGTCTGCACCACCGAAAAGTGGCATAGTAAAGGAATCGAAACCTGCGTCGAGGACAGATGTGTATGAACCAAAGTTCGTGCTACCTGCTGGTGCCCTTGAAGAGTTACAAGCAGTGATTGAGTTTCCTGCTACTCTCGAACCTGCGAAATAAACACCATGAGATGTGATTCCGTTTGAGGCAGATACATAGTGAACGTCATCTAACGAGAAAGTAAACTGATAATCCATGTTTGATGCTGCACCGTTAAAAGAATCATAGCTGCTTGGTTTTGCTCTTAGCAAATCAAGGTTACTCTTCTCAAACTGGTTTGTCGTTCTCTCTGTAGAATCAAAACCGAAGTATGCGGCAGCTGCGTCTGTCAACCCACCAGCAGAACTAGATGTTCTTAATGCTACTTTTGGGAAAGTTGCTGTGATGGCATTAAGTTGACAGGACAAAGTTCCTGTGATAACCAAATCCACACCGTCTCTGTTTCCACCACCGATGATGGTTTGAGCAAGACTGTCGGCAGCAACAAGAGTTGTTCCTGTCATGGTTTCTCCACCAGTTCCACCGAAAGTAGTTGACTCCAACATTGTTGGACCCTTAAAACCGAAAGGAAGACTCAATGGGTTCAAGGAACCATTTGAAGTTTTTTCTGCCAACTCGACTCTGATGTAGTTAGACTGATTATTGTAATCTCCATACACCTTAAATCTCTTCTTGTCATCATCCCAAGTTCTGTACTTGTCTCCGATCTTCTTAGCAACATAGTTTGCTGAGTTTGGATTCAAGTTACACCCTGTGAATGCTTCTAAGATCTTAACGTCACCGTCATGATCCTTCATGTTACGAACGATAACAGAGAATGTTCCGTATTCGTCGTTAGTAGGATCTAGGGATGCTTTGATGTCTGCGATTGATACCTTAACACTTCTCTGGACTTCTTCACCTTCATCAAGTGCGACGAGTTTGAAGAGACTCTCCATTGAAGCTGCTGAGTAACCTGCATTGTTAGTTGTCAAATCTTGTGCGATAACCCAACCTGACTGAGCAGCAGTTACTGCTCTTTCTGCAACGTGACCGTTGGCGATTGGGAGGACAAATGCGAATGCTTTGCCTGAATCTGCGTTTGATGCTCCGCAAGAGTCATAAACACTTCTCTCGAACGTTTCGCCCAAGAAGTAATCAGATTTTGCTGTGTTGATCGCACCTAATAAGGTAGGATCTGTGTTAAAAACTTTTCTAATATAGAGGTCTGAGTTTGGATTTAAGTTAAATGAGGAAGTAAGGGTTGCTGATGCACCTTTCCCGATCACTGCTTTAAACTGAAAATCACCACCACTGCTCTTTACAACTGTACCTGCACCGTCACCACCTGCTTGACCACTTGGGTAGTTTCCTTGTAGTTTGACGTATCCACCGTCAAGATACCAGACTGCTGCGAGTGTTGCCGTTAGGGTATTCGAACCTGAAGGCATTACGAATAGACCGTAAGCTCCACCATTCGCTGTTGCGTCACTACCTGGGGCGGTGACTGCCCAACCTGCTGCACCTGCGGAGGTTGCGTTTGGATGTTTTGCACCCAACAAACGAACTACCGTTAGAGCATTTGAATTCTTTAACCATGCTTGTGCAGCATAGCTAGCATACATAGGGGAAGTTCTATTCCCACTTCTCCATACATCTCCAGTCTCACCTCCAGCAACGGGACTTCCAAATACTGCCTCAAACTCTGCCATTGAGGAAACTTTAACTGGTTTTAGTCCTGGACCTCTGAGGGTTCTTCCGATGACTACTGGACCGATATCCTGTGGGGTTTTTGGGAGTTGGGAGTTATCGATTTCGTCGAGAAATACTCCGGGGGATACAAACTTAAATTTTCTTGAATCTGCCATTTTCAACTTTCTCCTTATGTGTGCCTATTCGACAATTGTTTCACTGTCACTTACTAAATAGTGTTTTTATTTTCCAAAGGAAGAGATTATCACACTTTCTTTATGGTCTTCTCGGATAGAATTGTCTTCTCTCCAGTTATTTTAATCTTGGCTACACCCTCTTGCTTGAGGATTTTGGGAGAATCGTCATTAGAATCCTGACCGTACAAGTAACCTAACACATTGATAGTTATTGATGTTTGATAAATTCTTTCTTCCTGTTCGACGGCAGAGATATTATTGTCGAAAGAGAAATCAGATTGGACGAATGCTTCGTAGTGATGTCCGTCTTTTTCTATTAGAAAACTGTTTATATTCCCTGTCTTAGTCATGAACGGTTGTAGTATCTCGTTCATCTGTTGTTGATACTCTGTTCTCAAAGTTATTAAGTAACTCATATCAACATATGTTGGAGTTTTTATGAAGTAAGACTGTTGGACGACGTTGGGGTTGTTGAATCGAAAGTTGTCCTGCTTAAATGTTTTCTTAGAGTTTGTATTTGCAAAATTTGCCGTCTTATCTTGCTTTATCTCACCATGAGTGTATAGTGTGAAATTGTTATGCTTATTTATTGGAGGCAAATATGCTTGTAGAGATCCACGACGTGCTGCGTCTTTGTTCATCGCAGTTCTCTCAACGGAGATTACTGGGAAAATTAGAGATCCTTCTGAATCTCTTAGTTCTTTCCTGTTCTTGATCTGGAATGATCTTTCTCCACTGACCCATATCACGGGAACCTTTTTAAATCCCTTGTTAGTGGTTGCATGGATATCCATTGATTTGTCTACCCACTCATAGAGAGCAAAATCAACTGTTTCTATCCTTGAAGGTTCGAGTGTTAAGACACTATCTTGTTTTTTTGTCATATCTTAAATAGTTCAACTAGCACTAAACGGGCTCTTGAACCAAACTCCATTTTCGTTAAAGTAATACTTGTTTTCTATAGAGAAAGGTCCGACTGCGGTATCACCAGCATTGGACAGGTAGATAACTCTCCCTGAGAAGGAGCCTGAGTTTGTGTGGAACCCTGTCAAGATTGCACGATCTTCAGTGTTAGCACCGTTGAGGTGAAGGATGTCGTGCAAATCGGGCATTTCCACACTTGCGGTAGTAGCAATAACTGGATTGTTACTAAAGAATGGACTTGGGTGCCATGTCCCATTTTCGTTAAAGTAGAATTTTCTAGGAATCTTGAAAGAGGCAACAGGACTTGATCCGGTGGATGCAAGATATATGATCTTACTAGAATAACTACTTGCACTAACATGGTAGTTGTTCAATAGTGCCCGATAAGTTCCTCCTGGTCCGTCGTCGGCAATAGTGAGAACACCGTTACCTACGGATATGATCGTATCTCCACCGCCACCACCTGCTCCAAGCAGTGCCCACGATCCGTTTTGATAAAACTGAAATGCGTTTGTTGAAGTGTTGTATATCATCATCCCGTTAGTTGCAGAAACCGAGTTTCTTTGGGCTGTGGTCATTCTCGGTATCACCACCCCTCCCGTTGTGGACGTAACTGTTAGACTGCTTCCGTCAAAAGTCAAATTTGACTCTCCTTGTAAAGTTGTCCCGTTGACTCCCGTTATGATCCTGTTGTCTGCGGCAGAATTAAGAGTAATGTCACCCCCTCCAGATCCTGTCACATCTACTGTCATTTTTCCGACATATAGAAACCCTCTAGCATGGGTTGGGACTCGATCATTTCGGTAATCTTGTAAAAAGATGATACCACTATAATAATCTATTTGCCAATCTGTTTCATCTAATGACGTAATCTCGTTCGTTGCATCGGTCGGATCACCTTTATAGAGTTTTAGGAAGTAGGGGTTTGCTCCTTGGTTTGAGAAATTGGGAGGAATAAGTTGAACCTTACCAAGTGTCTCATAGACAACCTTGTCGTCATCATAATACCCATTGCCCTTACTTGTGTTACTGGAAAGTGCTTCATAGTTTCCGGTCATTACGAGTTTGTATCCATGAGTACCGGCTGCGGTTGCTTCGTCACCACCACCAAAACCCACGCTGCCGAAAGTACCAGTGTTGGCATCATACGAAGTTCCACCGATTGGTTGAACTATAAAATCAACATACTCCACAGTTGTTGGAGAACCCACAGAGGCACTCTGAAGGAGATATAGGGTTAGTGCTGGGTTGTCTGGAATGCTTTGTCCAAAGATGGTTTGCGAAGAAACCTGTATATTGGACGGAATTGCTTCTTGAGCATCAGACTTGAGGTTTGATGTGTGTGCCCTTCCTAATAATTTCTTTTGCGAGAAAAGAGTTGCTGTTAGATTAGTTTTTCCTGCCATACTCTATAACTATGATCCATATACAAAAGATATTCGAGACAAATATCCCGTCCAGTCTTTGTGTGCGGTTATTCTTATTACTAAATAGTCTGCATCACCCCCCGAAGTGCCGTTTAAGGTTGCAGTTCGAAAGTTTATGCCGTAAGCAGTGCCATCTGCATCGACAGTTTGGTTAACGTCGTTGCCTCCTCCGTTGAATCCACCGACATCGTTTATCACATTCTCTGAAACCGATGCAGGTCTGGCAAGGTCTAACCAACCTGTGTCTCCTGGTATCTTTACTTCGCAATGAATGTTCTTATTTGCTCCTGGTGATCCAGTGTTGAATGCTCCACCTTTTGCGACGAGGTTGGCATCACCATACAGAGTGACAGTTGCCAAAGAGACATCTCCAACATTATTAGAACGAAAATATCTATAATACTCCCTCGTTGCGGTGGAAAGGGAAGAGTAGTTGGGATTTCCTGTTGGTGCCTGTAGTTGTCCTGAGTTTGCTACTGATCTATAATCTCCGTTTAGTCCACCTTTTGCGGGGGAGACAAGACGACCACTGTAGATAGACAATCCGTTGGAGTATGTTGCGTGTGATCCCACATCGTTGACACTCACTGTGGAGTTCCATTTGTTGCCAGCATTAGTGACACTTGCTTGATTTACATAGGAACCTGATTGAAGTCTATACTTCTCACCATCCATAGGTTCATTGATGTTTATATTCCCAGTCTCACTGCCACTGAAAACCAAGAAACTATGCTTGCTCAATGTTGAAGTGGTCAAGTTTGACTTTATCGGATGTTTCACCCTTGAACTTACAGATGCAGTGTGGGAAACAGATGCGTGGGCTCCTACTAAAGACGTTGCTGGATCGAAAACTATTGTTCCTGTCACAAACATCACTTGTGCTTCGGAGTTTGCACTTGTTGACAACGAAGGTATTGCCTTGGTTGCTCCATTGGTTGTGCCTGGTGATGCAAGTCCAGTGCCATTGGTTGTTATTTTTGTCGCTGTTGTGTTCGTTGTCGTTGGGAAACTTATGCCATCACTCGATCTGTAATATACGTTGCGGTGAGCATGTGATACTATATATCGATAAGATGAAGAGCATGCCGTGAAATATCTAACACCCGACATGGAATAGAAGGAACTTCCGGAGAAATCATCGATAGTGAGTTCGGTTGCAGCAAGAGCATTGCTGTCGGGATCGTTCACCCACTCAACATAGTTAGTTACAGTTTGTCCGATTGTAGATCCCGAGTGTATAACCCTTGCATAGTTCCATCCGGTTCTCTGATCTGCTGTTCCTACTTGATATTTTCCTGTTCTATAAGTTTTTGTATAATCTGGTAAGTTGTTGGACGCATACTTTCCTGCATCAAAAACACTCAAACTTACAAAACCAGAACCATTTCCGTTTACTTCCGAATCTGTACCGGAGCCAGGATTGCCTGCACCGACGGAGTTGCTAGTTAGGTCGATGCTGTGAACGACTGCTCCATTTACTTCAAGTTTTAGATTACCGAGGGCACCGTTTCTGAAAGAGTTGGCAACATAACTTGGAGTATTTGCATTAACATCTTCATTTAGTTCTCCGTCGATGACGACGGAACCGTTGAACACACCTGCGATGTCTCCACTGTCTAGGAAGTTTCCGTTTACGTCGATTGCAGAGTTTCCTGTGCCTGTGCCAACGTTAGTGTATCCAGATACTGCCTTGGAAGAACCGAAAGATAGCTTTACATCCTCTCCGTTATCGTTGATATCAACATCGTCGAGGGCAGGTGCTTCGGAGGGTGTTGCTCCCGTTCCAGCACCAAAGGATACGGTGATGTCGTCAACATATCCAGTCCAAGATGTGTTCGACTCCACCTTCAAAACAATATCGTCACCATTAGCAACACCCTTTGTGCCAAATGACATATAATTGGTAGCATCTACTGAATTGTCAAAGTTCAAAACATATGCTCCCGATCCGTTTGATGTGCTGTCGTATGTAAATGCCTGTGCCACGTCCATCCAACCTGTAGTTCCTGGTATCTTTATGAATGCTTTTATTCTACCTGAGTTTAGTGCTGTTCCTTCTGGAACTATTGTAGTGGAACTTCCTTCGATTGTTAAGACAATATCTCTTTTGGTTGCTCCGGTGGAGTTTCTAAAATATCTATAGAATGTTCTCAATCCAGACACACCAGAATAGTTCGGGTTTCCAGATGGTGCTACACCTAGTGGTCCACCTTCACTATCGTCACGGAAGTCACCATTGTTGAGGGTTGCGAGTGGAGAATAGAGTCGAGCATTATAGAACTGCAATCCATCAGAATGATTTCCACCACCAGTCATGTGAGTTTGTGAGTTCCAAGTTCCACTATCGACATCAGATTGTGCGTTATACGATCCCGATGCTAGACGATAAGTTTCTGCCTTGAATCTCTCTCTTAGTGCGGTTGAGTTCCCTGCGATGTTGTAAACGAGAAGACCTGTTAGGTGTGCTGTTCCCGCATTACTAAGATCTGACTTGAGTGGGTGGGCAACATTGACCTTTGATGTTATAGTTCCACTGAGGAATGTAGTCCCTGAAGATGTTGCACTTCCTGTAATGCTCAATACTTTTGTCTCATCTTCTCCTGCCCCTGTGTTTAGTGACGGAAATGCTTGTGATGAAATTGCACAACTCGTGTTCGTAAATGAGATATTCTGTGTCGTATATACATTCCTGTATGCGTTGTTGACATCAACGAGATAGTTTGCCGAAACTGAAGTGAAGTATTTTACACCGGAGAGATACTTTGCTCCTGATCCTGCTGCACTTGCGAACCTCGCATTTGTAGCAGTAAGGGCATTGCTGTTATTGTCATTCACCCACTGGACATGGTTTGTTGTTTTAAGTCCCCAAGATCCTGAGTGTTTCACTTCTGCATAGTTCCACCCGTTTCTCTGATCTGCTGCTGCGACTTTGTAATCTGCGGTTCTGTGTTGGAAGATGCTAAACGCATTCTGACTTCTGTCTTGTGCTGAAGACGTAGTTGATACATTGAAGAATCCTGATCCGTTGCCGTTGAGGTGATTACCTGTGCCACTGCCTGGATTTCCAGAACCGATAGAGATGGAGGTTAAATCTATGCTGTGTAGCAATGCTCCATTTGCGAACAACTGAAGTGCCCCAGATTCTGCATTACCAAAAGAGTCGGCAGGGTAGTTTACAACATTATTGTCATATGTGTCTGTTGCGATATGAAAGTTCACCTCTCCATTGATCAGGGTAGCTCCGTTGAACGTTCCTCGGCGAAGGTTGTTACCAGAATTCTGTGCTTGACTCGTATCATTAACGTTCAATCCCGCAAACTCATCGTGAGTTGTTACATTTGTATATCCAGATATGGTGTTTGCCGCACCGAATGATAGTTCAGCAGAAACTCCTGTGTCTGCACAATCTATTCTCGAAACATCAGGTGCTGGTGATGGTGCAAGTATTTTTAGAATCTCATTGAACCTATCGATAGAAACACCAATAGAAGTGGTACTTGTGAAGTCTGTAAAAAGACCGTCGGCATAAGATCCATCTTCTGCGTTCCCGATGGTTGTAGTTCCTCCACCTCCTCCGGTGGAAGAGATAGTTATTTGACCACTAGAACCTGTCACTAGAGTAACATTAGAACCTCCAATGAGGTAGGGATTGCCGTTTCTGAGTTTTGTCAATGAACCTGTCAAACCAGTGGCAATGAGATTACCAACCGTTACATTGTTTGTTGTTGTGGACCCGTTGTCAGTTACCTGATCTAGTGTTGATGCTGTTGAGATTCCGGTAAGCTTAGATCCGTCACCGTAGAATGCTGATGCTGACATGTTTATCGATGCAGACAAGTTTCCGATGATCGTGGCATTACCTGTATGAGAACCATCCCATTCTGCTGTTATTCCCGTCAAACCTGCACCACTACCTACAAAAGATGTTGCAGTGATCGTGGCAGAAGATGAGAGGTTGCCTTGTATAGTTGCATTACCTGTGTGACTACCATCCCACTCAGCAGTGACACCAGTCAAGTTTGATCCGTCACCATAAAAGGATGATGCAGATATGTTCAGGGATGCTGACAAACTTCCGACACTGAGTGCGTTTGTTGTTGTTGCTCCATTCTGAGTAACATAATCTAGTGTAAAATCTGTTGCATGCTTTGAATCTACAGTGTTTGCGTCAGCTGCCTGAGCAACTGTTCCTACAATGTTGCCAGCTGCGAGATTCGTAAGGGCTGCACCGTTTCCGACAAACGTTGTCGCAGTTATTTGAGCCGAAGAAGACAAGTTTCCTACAATAGTTGCATTACCCGTATGACTTCCATCCCATTCCGCTGTCACTCCCGTTAAACTAGATCCATCTCCGATAAATCTTGTGGCAGTTATTACTGCTGATGAAGAAAGGTTGCCCTGTATGGTTGCATTTCCAGTATGGCTTCCATCCCATTCAGCAGTAACACCTGTAAGATTAGATCCGTCACCATAGAAAGAAGATGCCGATATGTTCATCGATGCTGATAGACTTCCCACTGCTAAGCTGTTGTTGGTAGTATATCCATTAGACGTAACGTAATCTAAATTGAATTGGGCAGCATGTTTTCCGTCGAGGGTGTCTGCATTTACTGCACTGGTGGCATTGGCAACTGCACCGTCTACATATGCTCCAGCAATATATGATGCTGTTTGGGCATGAGATGCTGATAATGCTGATGCTACACGGCCATCGACGTAGGTTGCTGCAATGTATGAAGCAGTTTGGGCATGAGATGCAGATAATGCTGATGCGACACGACCATCAATCTTGGATGCTTGTACATAGGATGCAGTTTGTGCTGTGACGGCATTTGTTGCATTAGCAATAGCTCCCACAATGTTTGCCGCAGTTAGGTTAGTGAGGTTTGCACCGTTTCCAGTAAAAGATAGAGCAGACATTCCCAACGAAGAACTAAGTGTTCCTTGTATGGTTGCATTTCCGACGTGACTACCATCCCACTCAGCAGTGACTCCGGTGAGGTTTGATCCGTCACCATAAAATCCCGATGCGGATATGTTCATTGAAGCAGATAAGGTGGAAACAGATAGGGCTGTGGTGGTGGTGGCACCTCTTGCGGTGATACTCTGTAGTGTATCCTTTTCTGCATAGTAACTTGCTGTTTGTGCAGTCACCACATAAGATGCTGTCTGTGCTGTTACCGCATTAGTCGCATTGGTTGCTAATGCGACGGTACCGTTGACATTAGAACCGAGAATGTAAGATGCTGTAAGGGCATTTGTTATAGTTCCAGTAAGGTTTGCAGAAGATGCAATTGTAATTGTGTTGGTGCTGGAATCTAAATCAATGTTACTACCTGCAACAAGGGACTTGAACTGTAGTTCTTTTCCTACCTTCTGAGAGAAGACTCCTTCTCCTCCTCCGATGTTACGACCAGTATTGACTTCTCCGTCTGCTGTCACAAAATTGGCATTGTCACACAACTCTGTGGAAGTCATGTCTATAATCTTTCCGTCTACTTTTTGTTTTGCTAACCTAAATACACCTTCTCTAGATCGAATACATGTTGCGACGATTTCAAACTTCTGATCCACTTGACCATAAAGTTGTCGAGGTTGACCAACTGTTGTGATTTCGTAAAGAATCTTGCCGTATAGAACAAAGTCACCCTCTCTTACAAAGAGGTTCTGATCTTCTGCCAGTCGTCTCTTGTGAAACCTTACTGTAATCTGCGATCTTCTGTCTATTCCGAGATTTGTATAGGTTGTATCCGAACCTTCCCAAGATACTGCGGCAAAGATCCTCATCGGAGGTAGGAAGGTTTTCTTTACTGCCTCTCCATAAAGATCGTGAAAGTTACTGTGTGTTACACTTACGGGGAAATAGACGACTTGCTGACCGATTACTCGTTCTAACAACTCATCTCCGACTTGCTTTACTAAGTTTGTCTCTTTTTGCCCTGTGAAGAGTGGTGGCGGGGGATTTAATGGACGTTTGGATATTTCGTCACATACCGCAGGGGTATCTCCCGAACCTCCTGTAGAGGTTCCTGTGCCGTCTAAGACATTAAGTTCATTTATGGGGTCACAAGGGGCAGCAGTTAGTCTTGGATCGTCTTCATCAGATTGTACCTTCTTTTGTTCTGGAAATACTCCGTCTCTTGCCCTAATACACGTTGCTACGATTTCGATTTGACTGTCTACTTGACCAAATAGGGGTCTTGGTTGCCCAAGTGCTGCAATCTCATAAAAATGAGTGCCATATAAAACAAAGTCTCCCTCTCTTACGAAAAGGTTTTTGTCTTCCGTTATCCTTCTTTTGTGAAAGTGGATTGTTATAGAAGACTTCTTGTCTATTCCAAAATTATTTGTAGTGGTTTGTTCTTGTTCTCTCTCAACATACGCACTGATGTGAACTGGTGGCAGAAAACTCTTGTTTACAGCTTCTCCATAAAGGGAGTGATAGTTGCTGTGCTTCAGACTGATGGGATAGTAAACAACCTCCGACTTTATGACTCTTTCAGTGAGTTCATCGGTGACTTGTTTTACAAGGTCTTTTTCTTTTTGGCCCGTAAACAACGGTGGTGGAGGTGCTTCCGGTTGTTTCCAGACGTTATCGTTATCTGACATCTAAACCTCCTATCCGACGAATATGCTTAGTGGTATCTTTTTCTGAATAGTACTGACATTATCGACCAAATCGGCATCACCCTCCATGAGTTTGCCGTAAGTCATTTCATCTAGGATTGTTTTTAGTTCATCCCTTAGTTGGTTCTGCTCTTGTTGCGATTGGGCAATAAGTTCTGGTCCATTGAGAGTCACTGACTCTCCAGGAATTGGGATGTTTCCGAACTTCCCCCTGATGTGACCAAGTGTTTCCTTGCACAAAGAGAGAGCAAATCTTCTGATCCACTGTTTTCCTATCGAGTTTATGTTGTGGTACGGAACATTGTCAAAAGGAAGTGTGTTCATATTGTTGATACCGTCTAGTCCAACATCCATGTTATCCGTTGTTGTCCAAGAATCTCCAGGAATGGAAAACTGGACCCACATTTTTGTTATAACGGATGTGTGCGGAACTGGAAATAGTCTTAGTTTGTTGTTCTTTAATTCAAAAGAATAGTGACTCGTTCTAGTATAGATGTTGTCCTCGTAAGACATTGCTTGTAGTTTATTCTGCCATGACGGAACTACTTCGAAAGTAGAGTCATCAGCATATTGTCCATAGGTTGACATGTTCCCAACTACACCGATGCCACCATAATATCCATAAAATCTCCACATAGCATTACTCGTTTTGTAGTAAACTTTCTTTACGAGAACTTTTTTATTGCCAACTGATCCAGAAAACTCCGGATTAGTGGATATCAGATCTTGTAAATCATAGTCTTGTCTTCCACTTGTGATGTCGAAAGATGCTGAATATACCGTATTGTTTCCTCCGACGTTTGCGTCTTCAGAAATGCCATCGGCAACCCTTCTTGCATATGCAAAGTCAAAAGATGGATACTTTAGAGACACATGAGTGCCAGCAAGACTTGACGATAGTGGTCCGGAAAGCATTTCCCCTTTATGATTAAAAGAACCAGTTGAGTTACCAAGTACATCTGAAAGAATGTTCTTACTTTGGTGTATGTTTATTAAATATGAATACTCCAAACATGCTTCCTCGTAAGCAGAATAGACATTTTCTTCTCTAAGTTCAATGTCGAGAACATCACCTCCAAGTTTCCTGTAGACGTAAGTTACCTGCGATAAAGCACCTGATATGAAGTGGTCAGACTGGTATGCTCCTGTAGCCAATGAACTGAGAACATTTGTTGATGTCCCTGTGACTGGGAGAACAGAAACACTGGTTCTGCTTTTGGGGGTGAGAGTAGGTAATGCCATTTTTTGAAGTCCTCCGCGTAGATTTCAAAGTAAGTAGTTTTTTTTATTAGAAATAGAAACAAAAAACCCCATCACAAGGACGGGGTTTAATGTTCATTATGTTTTTTTAGTTATTAACCAGCAAAGTCTTGGATAAGAACTAAACCATACATGTCAGGACGTACCATCTGCTTCGCATAACGAGTCATGACACCTTTTCTTGGTACGAAATCTTCTGTACCAAAAATGGTTGGTGTAACTTGTAGTGGGACATAAGGAGCATAGACATATCCACTTTCGAGGAAGCTGCTACCTTTACGGCCAACTAACACTACGTTGCGTGGGAAGTAAGGATCTACATAGATTTCCAACTTTCCACTCAAACTACCAACATTGACTGCACCAGCAGTACCTTTGTCAGCATCAACTTCTACTTTTGCTTTGAATCCAGCAGTGAACTCAAGGATGTTAGCTGCTTCAGGTGAAACCACGATGAAGTTAGCACCACCCTTTAAGGTCTTGCGATGGATGTTAGCAGATACGTCGTTGATGGTTTCGAGAAGAGTCTCGTACCACTCACTAACAGTACCAGTGAAGTCACCACCGAACAAACTTCCGTCTGCATCGTCAACTTCGATAGTTGAACCAGTAGTGCGGTCTACAAAACGACCAGGACGACGTGACCAATGCATGGTGGATGCCTTAGCACCTTTTACCAAATCACCCAAGATTTCTTGGTCGATTTCCAAACCGATATGCTCGGAAAGGACGTTAGTCAATTCGACTTCAGCATCGAGGTTGTGATAAGCATTCAAGTCTTGTCCTAATTCTGGAGTCCACTTTGCTTTCAACTTACGAGTCTGAGCAGTAACAGCAATGCTGTCTACCTTGATGTCGATCTCAGGAATGTCTACGTTCTTGTAGTCAGTTGCCTGAGTGTCAGTGCCTTCAAGACCCCACGGGTCAGCACCTTTAAGGGCACCAAGAGCAACACCACTCGAAGTCAATCCGTCAGTGGAAGCAAAAGTCAAGACTCTTGAACCTGCGGAATCGGCAACACCAGTAGTATGTGCAACGATGATACTCAAGTTACCAGCAGCAGTCAATTTCGTCAAACGACGAATCAAAGTACCACCTGCAAGTGCAGACTCAACAGTAACGAGGTTACTTTGGTCCAATTTTGCAGGAATGCCTGCTTTGGCAACGGTGAATTCACGAACGTGAGTGTAAGGTGAACCAGACAATAAGTCAGGATCATGATCCAATCTTGCTTTATGAGAAGCAGACAAGGACGTAATTGGTACTGAAGTGTTAATAGTTCCTTCGTTACCAGTGTTTGCAACAGTAGCAGTTGCGGAACCGGTAGCTGCGGAGTAACCTTGGTTCAGACTGTACATACCTTTTTCAAGGTTAGTCGTTGACAAGTCAACACCATCAGTAATACCTTTAGCAACCTTACCACCACCGTAGATGGAGTTATTGGCATCACCAGTTGGGCCTAATCGGTCATTATCAGTCTTGGTAAAATCCAAGAAGAAGATGAGGCCGGAAGGCAAACTCATAGGTTGTACTGAAACTAATTCATTAGCAATCAAACCACCGAATACACGACGGACGATTGGAAATGCAACTGCTGCGAAACCTTCTACATCACCTTGTGACATAGCAGATGCTTCGCGAAGCAATTCTTTTGCTTGGTTTTCAAGCAAGGTTGACATGCAATCTTTTTGACGGTCAGCAAGACCCTCAAGAAGACCAGATGCCTCCCATTTGGTACGGATAGCAGCTCCCTCAGCGGAGAGGTTGCGATCTACAATACCTTCTGTTAATTTTTCTAAAATAGACATTTTGTATTTCTCCTGTTTATATATATTTTATTTTATCCCTGCCAAGGTTTTCCACCTTGTGGCGACGGGTAGTTTTTCATTGTTGGTGTTTTTGCGAGAAACCATCTTTTGGTTGTTTCTGCTCGTAACTTCACTCAAAGTTTGAGGAGTACGAGAACTACTAGCACCTACGGCACTTTGTAGTGTTTCATAAACGACCTTTGCCTCTTCAGGCGTCTTGGATTCCCTGATTGCACCAACAATCTTTTCCTTCTGCCGCTCATTCAGGGAGCTGACTTCTAAAGTTTTGTTGGTGTAGACGAGTTTTGCGTTTTGCAAAAGCAAGTCTTCGAACACTTCGTTTAACTGTTGAAGTGTTTCTTTTAATTTCTCATTTTCTTCAACGATTTTTCCGTTAGAAGTTTTGAGTTTTTTATTATCTTGCCCCAGAGTATTGATTGACTCTTGGAGTTTGGTAAATTCGTTTGCGAGATTGAGGTTTTCGTTCTTCTCTTCAGACTGCTCTTCTTCTGCGTCTTTTAATCTCTCTTCCTCGTCTTCGATTCTCTCTTCTTCGAGTTCTACAGAACGAGCCATAGGATCTTTGTCTTCCATAGGAGGCATCTTGTGCTGTTCGGGAGCATCCATCTCTTCCACTTTAACGTCTTCTTCGTTTAGTGCAGATAAAATCTGGGCAACAATGTCGTCTTCCATTAGTTCATCGTCTTCTTCTGCGTCCTCATCTGATGGCATGTCTGCTAATGCTGACTCGGTTGACTCCATGTCACTCATATCTGCATCGTCTGAGGTTGCAAGGTCTGCAAGGTCTGAAAGATTGATTTCGATTTCTTCTTCTTCCTCTGGACACATGCATGCGTTTTCTCCTTCGGTTGCTGCAAGAGGGATTTCGTCAATGGGGTTTGCGGAACTAGCATTGTCCATGCCGATCTCTGCTTCCAGAATGGCATCAATGCCCTTTCTCACTTCGTCGGAATACTTCTCAATGATTGATTTTTCAGCAGTTTTCATTGCAGCCTCTCTAAGTGCTTTTGCGTCTACGATTGCTTCTTCTAATAGTGTTGACATGTGCGGATCTCCTTGGAAATAGTACTATACCTTGTAAATAGTAGGATAATAACACAAAAACCTTTTTTGCAAAAAAAAACCCGACACATGAGGTGCCGGGTTGGGTATTTTATTGTTTTAAGTATCTATTACTCTTCAGCTGCGGTAGCAAATGGTGACATATGCCAGACACCTTCTTCGCAGAAGTAGAACTTGTTACCAACATCAAAGTTGTTTACAGCTCTTGCAGTGTTAGCACCTGTGTTCAAAGCACCGTCTCTTGAGGAGGTAGTATGCATTGCTGACAAGACATAGACCATGTAACCATCATAATGACCTGCTGCGAGAGCAGTTGCATCAGACAAATCGCACATGATGTCCTGACCTTCGTTGGATAATCCACTAATCTTTGCCAACTGGAGTGATCCACCTAGACGGACATTTTGACGATAGTCAATAAATCCACCATGTTCTGGATTACCTAGTTGTGCAATAGTAGAGTTTGCTGCACCTCTGACATGAAGTCCCTTGGTTACACCTAGACCACCAGCAGTTAATAAACTACCAGTAATAGCACCAGTGCCCATAGTTGCTTCAGTGGTGTTGCCGAAGGTATAAATACCTGTGGCAGTCTCATTCTGATCCAACCTTGCGATGTTAGCAGCATCTGCCAACTTATCGAAAGCAATCGTTCCATCAACAATCGAAGCATTAACAACTGCGTTTGCTGCGAGTTGGTCTGCACCAACAGCATCATCTGCAATCATTGCTTGCTCAACTGCGTCATTTGCGAGAGTCAAAGCACCGTTGGATGCTACAGTAGCATCACCGGAAACCTTCGCGAAGATATATGTTGGAACTCTAGACATTGCGGATTTTCTATTTGTGCCACCTGCACCGTCGTCAACGAGGAACAAGTCAGCATCAGCAAGAGCAGCACCAATATCGGTACTTCCGTCGATGTCAAGTTTATCTGCTTTGAGTGAACCGTCAGTTACGGAAGCATTAACAACTGCGTTGGAAGCAAGTTGATCAGCACCGACTGCATCGTCTGCAATCATTGCCTGCTCAACAGCATCATTAGCAATCGTCAAAGCACCACCGCCAGCAACCGTTGCGTCTCCAGAGATATTACCAAAGATCTCATCTTCCAAATCGGAAAACGTAATCTTCTTCTCGGTTCCACCATCGGAAATCAAGAAATGGTCATTAGTCTGATGAAGATTACCAACGTCACTTAGTGCAGACAAAGTATCAATGTTCAAACTCAGAGTAGAACCGGACTTTGCAAGACCTGCTCCAGCAGTGATTGAACCTGCACCAGAGAACTGTCCCCATGCTACGGCAGTCGTACCCATAGTGATAGCACCATTTGTAGTCATCACAAAACCGTTATCAGCATTAGTAGTACCCTCTTCGACGAAAGTAAATGCACCTGCGGTTAGTTCAGTTGTTGTGTCTGCATCTGTTGCTCTTGTCAAGACAAAAGCAGCACTTCCATCAGCACCAGCATTAGTTACTGTGTAGATGCCGTTTTGGGCAGCAGTAGACTGATCCTTGATGAGAAGTCTATCACCACTAACAACTGCTACGCCGTCGATGCTCAAGGCACCGTTTGCGTCGGCAGTCAAAGTTGCACCAACACCAGAAGTTCCATTAGCATAAGTACATGCCGCAAGAGCTGCTGTGGTTGCAAGATGAACAGAATCCTTAACATCTA